GTTTGCCACTCATGGTAGACCGCCGTAGCTTTGGTCTTGCCAATGGTGGACATAAAAGGCGTGTCAGTCGGAGAGATGTTATAGATCACATCCGACAGGTCTTCCCGCATACCAACTGCGGCATAGGTACGAAACTGAGGCATTTTGATTCCTTAAAGTAGACGTTCAAACAGAGCAGCAGCGTCGGAGACTTTTCCTGACTTCCTTAGCTGTGCATGAGCTTTTTTCGTCTGCTCGTCACCCGCAGCCTTTTGAGTTGCTGCGACGCCTGGTTTAAGCATCCTTGGCGCTTCTTGGACTTTCTTGGTTACGTCAGGCTTTTGGGCTTGCAGCTTGCGATATTGCGAAGCCTCCCAAAGAGCTTGGATCATGCGAGAGTCATAAGCCTGAGACAGTTCATTTTCAGAAAAGCCTAGACTTGTTGCATAGTCACGCATCTGCTTCTTGATTACGTTCCCTTTTTCCGGGTGCCCGTAATCAGGAATGATCTCAGTCACTCGCTGACGTTCGGATTCAACACGCTGCGCAAGTTGGGCTTGTTGTTCGCGGTATTGCTGTTGTAGCAGTCGCTCACGTTCTGCCTTTACTCTTGCCAGTTGTTGCTCGCGTTCCGTCTTTTCTGCGAACTTGACTGCGTAGCCAATAGGGTCTGATTCCTTGAGCGCCTCAAGGTTCTCGCCCTGGTTTTGCTGGGTCAGGAATTGCTCGATCAGGTTGAGTCTTTGCGCGTAGGCATCACGCGCTTGCTTCGCCTGTTCAACAGCCAATCGCTCAGATTCAACGGCTTTACGTTGTTCTGCGAGCGTTTGTGACTTTTTTGTGTAGTCAAGACCCTTTTGATAGCCATCCACAAGTTCATCAAAGGTTACCTCTCTTTCCTCTCCAGCGGCTTTCACCCGGAATCGCTGCGGTTCAGGAGCTTCCTCTTCTTGCGGAGCTTCTTCAGGTTCAGCTTCTTCCTCTTGTGACATCTGCTCTTCAGGGGCTTCCTGTTCGGATTCCTGCGGAGCATCCATCAATCCAAGAAAGGATTGTGCTGCTTGATTCACAGTCATTGAACCACTGCCTTGCGGCTCGGTGTTCTCTGCCATTTGCTTCCTTCAATTTTCCGATTAACCGAATCGGTACGGATTCACAGAATCTTCCACCGCTTCTTAACGATTTGATCGCTATCAGCAATGGACTGAAAATGCGCAATTATTTCATCAAGAAACCTTACTTTCAAGTAGGCTTTCTCACGTTCTTCAATGTCTGATTCTCTGGAGTTAAGTATCTCTGTAATGAACTGCGATCTTAACCCATCCAACTCACCCTTGAACCAATCATCAGTTAGGAGCGTTTTTGCTCGCTCTGCTTTGTTCATTGTAGTAATCCGTAGTCAACCAATCCAGAAGATTGCTGGCCTAAATTAGATAAAGAACCAATCTGGCTTTGCAAAGCAGCCAAAGAATCAATGATGCTTGTCAGATCAGTTGGTTGGTATAAACCCTTAAGAGCGTCAATCTGTGCTTGTATTCCAGATAGATCGGTTGGTTGAATTCCAGAAATCTGATTTTGCAGTGCAGCAATGTCTGAAGTTAAGCCAGAGATGTCTGTTGGTTGAATTCCAGAAACTTGGCCTTTCAAGGTGTTCAACTCAGATATCAGTCCAGACAAATCCGTTGGCTGAATCCCAGAAACCTGTCCTTGCAGGGTGTCAAGTTGGCTCTGCAACCCAGAAAGATCAGTTGGTTGAATGCCTCCGATCTGGCTTTGCAATGAATCCAGTTGGCTTTGCAGTGTAGACAAGTCTACGGGTTCGTAACTTGGACGGCTCTGAAGTTCTGCCAATTGATCGTAGATCGAAGACAAATCAACAGGCGCACGGCCTTGCAAGTCAGCTAGTTGAGATTGCAATCCAGAAAGATCAATGCCACCAACAGTCTTTTGCAAGTCTTGGATGTCTGAGAGCAATCCAGAAAGATCAGTTGGTTGATACAAATCTCTCAAAGATGCAAGTTCATTCTGTAAGGATGTCAAATCCGCAGGCTGATACAAATCTTTCAGATTAGAGATCTGATCTTGCAAAGAAGTCAGATCCGTTGGTTGATAGAGATCCTTAAGACTTGTCAGTTGATCTTGCAGAGATGTCAAATCAAAAGAACCATACAGGTCTTTCAAAGACGTCAACTGATCTTGCAACGAAGTCAAATCTGCTGGTTGGTAAAGATCTTTGAGAGATGTGATTTGATCCTGTAAAGATGTCAAATCTGCTGGCTGATACAGGTCTCTCAACGAAGAAATCTGATCCTGCAACGAAGTCAAGTCAGCGGGCTGATACAGGTCTTTGAGCGTGTTTAGCTGGTCTTGTATGCTCGTCAAATCAGTCGGCTTGTACAGCCCTTTAAGTGCGTCCAACTCGCTTTGCAGTCCAGACAGATCAGTTGGCTTGAACTGACTTCCGATCATATTGATCTGTTCAGGAGTCAATTCAATTCCACCAGCCAACTGGTTTTGCAAAGATGCTTGCTGATTGGCTAAATTGGTCAGTTGAGTCTGAATGTTGGCAAGCGTTTGATCTCCTGTTTTCTGGACCACTGTACCAATAGCAGGAGCTTCCCAGGCCGAAGGGGTATAGAGAGGACGCTGAGTTGGAGTTTGAATCGTTTGCTGTGGAGCGCCAAACTGCATCGCCAACGGGGTTGTTTGGTCAATAAACCTTCCAGCACCATAGCCATACCCCTGACCAAAATAACGATCTTGGTAGCCCTCAATAGGAAGGCTTGTCAATGGCAAACCACCAAGTGTTTGTGGAATAAACGTAGCAGCAGGATTTATCATCGTCTGCCAAGCATTGTTCTGCGAGGACCCAGACGGTTGACCAGAGGTTTCCCAGTAATAACTACCATCTGGGTTGTAATAAGTGTCGTTTCCGTAGCCAGTTTCAATATCAGCCATGATTACCCCGGAATTTGTACGTTCGTTGCAATGCCAGCGCCGACTTTAGCGGCTTTCAACTGGACCTCGGCTTCAAATTCTTGCTTCTTCCTGACCAATTCAGCAGCAGCCTTCTCGCGCTCCAACTGAATCTGAGCAGCAGCTTTCTCTCTTGCCAACTGAATGTCTGCTTGAGCCTTTTGCTGTGCAATGGCGATCTGGGCATTTGCCTGAACCATCATTGCTTGTGTGGCAGGATCTTGCTGTGGCTGTTGAGGCTGCGGATTGCTTAGAGCCTGATCCATCTGTGGCGTAATCGTCTTGAAGAAGGTAGCTGCATCCTTGAACCCAGCCGCCTCGATCATCCTTCCAAGCGTCTCCCGATATTGACCAACGCTCACCAAAGGATTGGCAGGCCCGTATTGCTGGAGGATTTGCTCTTGCTTGGATAGGATCATCGACAGCATTGCCATCTGTTGCTGCTGGTTTCCAGTACCAAGACCCACAGAGATAGAGACATCATATTGATTGCTCCACATCCTTGGATCCATCGCAACATATTGACCATTCATGCGGATGATGCGTGGCTTGTCCTGATACTTGCACAGCAGATGCAGGATTCCCTTAAACAGACTCTTTACACCTGTCTCAGCAAAGATCCTGGCGATCAATTCCAGCTTGCCAGAAGATGCATTTTGGAATGCAGCAACAGCCGTCGCAGTGACGTTTTGCAAAATGTTTGGATCTAGGCCCTGACTTGCATCAGAAATGCCAGTTCTTTTTGCTTGCGTTTGATCCAGGTATTCAAGCATCGGGAAGGCTTGATTTGCAACCGGCTGCACAGCAAGAGGAACAACCGCATTCGGGTCTTTCATCCGAACCACGCCACCAGGCGTGACACTCAGCAAGTCCTCAATGTTGACTCGACCTTCAACGGCACCAACCCGCGCATTGTTTGTCAGATACAAGTTATCCAACATCTGCCGAGTAATAGTGGACTTCTGGAGTTGAAGATCCATTACTTTGTCAGCAAGACTCAACCCATAAAACTTATGTGGAATTGGGATAGGGCAGAGGCTATGGAACGGAACATAGTCCGTCTCCTCTTGCTCCATGATCTTTTTGCCAGCGTAGACAACCCGATGCAGCTCTGCGATTCCATCTCCATCCATGTCAGCGCGGATATAGCACTCATAGACTTCAACTTCCTGCATTGATGGGTCGTTTGACTCCATGCCACTTGGTTGCTCTCCTTCAGAGAATCGAGCCACACGCTCTGGAGAGAAACTCAGATCGTCGTAAGCAGGCAGGTTGTCAACAATCTCTTGTGGATAACCCATTGCAACCAGATCAGACCTTGCAAGCAAAACTCTATGTGCGCAGAAAGGCGAGTCAGCAATTGTCCTAGCACGCTTAGAGATCAAGAATTCTTCTGGTGGAAGGTTCTCAATCTTGACTCGTCCAATCTTGGTCTTCTTCATAACTTTTACGCTATGAGAAGACTGAATCAGTTGAGCACCATCAGGACCAATTGCTGGAGATCCATCTGAATTAAACACAGGATAGGTAACCGTCTCTTGCTCAACGATCTCCCGAGTACCATCAGAAAGAAGGAGCGTCAACTCATCGTCTGTCAGATCTTGGTAGGTTTCCTTTGTGATGTCATAGGAATCGTCCCAATAAGCCTTAACGATGCCGACTTTCTCAAGGAGTCCGTCTTTGAACCAATCGTGCAGCAGAGCAAATCCAGGGTTGTCTTTGTAGAAAACCCAATTTGTGTAGTCTGTGGCTTGTTTAGCTGGACCTTCGTCGCCAGGAGCAACAGGCTCAAACCGAACGACATCATCACTAGCAGTAAAGATGCGAATCAGTTGAGGCAATGCGCCATCAATGACTTCTGCAACCTCGCCAGTAACAATCTGGCTGCGTCCTTCTACCTCATTCCCGTACGGATAGCGAAGGTAATACTCCAGAGCTTTCGTTCTCGATTCCGTCGTTTCGCTCTGCACGTAGCCGATAGCGTCGTCGATTTCCTGATCCAGCAGGCTTTTCAGGCTCTCTTGATTCATTCTTCAATCCTTCAACTTCAGATTCCAGTTTGGCGATTCTGTCTTGCAAAGACTTAAGAAGCGCCGGAAGGTTTCCTTGTTTGTCAACCCACATTCAGACCACCCACTTTAAGTTCACGGACAAAGGCTTGCTCCAATCGCCGCCTTGTGTGTTTATTCCAACAGCCATGTATCGGAATGCATCACTTGCGTGAGAGGCCCAATTGTGTAGCGGCTTGTCAAAGTAGACGTTTCTTTTTTCGTCGTACTCGCGCCGATAGTTTCTTAAAGCGTCAAGTCCTTGCTTAACTTTTGGCATATTGAACCAGCACTTTGGAAGCATTCTTCTCACTGACTGAATGCCATCAGCAACAGACAGTCTTGGTGCGACAGTAATGCTAAGTCCTGCTTCTTGCAGCATTTCTTTTCTGCTGCGTCCTGTTCCGAGTTCCCTAACCTCAACATCATGAGGCAGGATGTGCTCGGCAGTGTGCCACTTGTTTTCTTTAATCCAGTTTACGTACCAATCGAGTCCAACCCCGTGATTTTCCACGAAGTCCATGACTCTGTATTCTTGCCCAGCAGCCTGAAGCACCCAGATTGCTGTTGAGTCACCGACACCTAAGTCCCAGGCCGTGAAGGTCTTTGTGAGATCGTCTCTTTCAATCTCAACCATCCGTTGCTTTTCTTCCAACTCATTGAGGAAAGTTGCGTAATAAGCACCCTCCACAGCAGCATTGAAAGAACACTCAAACTCTTGCTGGTACTTGTCTTCACCCATCTCCCTCTTCGCAGCAACCAACTCCTCATGCGGGATTAACTGCGTCTGGGAGGCTTTGAACTCTAGTGATGCCCAGCCAGGTTCTTCTCCAGCCCTGTCTCTTAAATCCTTAAAGTGATTTGCTCCCTTAGGAGTTCCAATAAACAGCGCCCATCCTTGTCTATCAGCAAGCGATGGACGAATGATCTCGTTCCAGATTCTTGGGTCTTGATCTCCAATCTCATCCAGGACAACACCATCAAAGTATTGGCCCCGAAGTGAGTCAAAGTTGTCGGATCCGTACAGACTTATCCTACGCCCCCAGAAGTCCACTCTCAGTTCAGAGTGGTTTGCGGTTGCGCTCAATGGAGCTGTGTACTTAAGCAAATAGTCCCAAGCCACTCTCTTTGCTTGAGTGTAAGTCGGGGCTATATAAGCGTATCTTGGAGCTTCTTTCTCGTTCTCGACTGCGGCTTTAATCAGATGATTAAGTGCCGATACAGTCTTACCCATCCGTCTGTGGGCAACGACAACAACGAAACGATTGTGATCTAAAGCACTGTGAATCGCAAGCTGTGCAGTTCTTGGGCTATACGGGATTACGATCTCGTTTACTTCGCCCAAGTAATCACCTGCTTGATAGGCTCACCGTTAGTACCGCTGACTTCAGTTCTTGCCAGCTTTGGAATGTGGTACTCGATTGCTCTTAAGTACAAATCTGCGGCTTTACCGGGATCTGGCTT